CTCTTGCGCTGGCCAGTCATATCTTTAAAACCATAAACAGCGATGGTAATTGGGCCGCCAGCTGGTAGTGGCAATTGATTTTCGTCCTTTTTAAGATACTTACTTGTTTCTACAGCAGGTGCATCAAATTGATTACCAGTTAGCTTTTCACGAACAGCACTGCCTGTGGCACATCCACCTAATAAACCTGCTACTGTCAAGGATACTAATAAATGTTTCATGCGTTATCCTTAAAATGCAAACGTGCCGCTGGGCACTTTCATAGTTGTTGTTTGTGCAGGGTTAGTCAAGTTGCTGATTGTAATGATAATCATACCAGCATCGCTACCTGTACCCAACTTCCATGTTACAGAGTTGCCTGCTAAATCAGGAATACTACCGCAGACTGCACCAGCTGTTGCTACAGTACAAGTTGGTGCTTCTGTTGCACCAAACAAGCTGTCGGTTAGTTGCTTTGCCAACTGAGCATAAATTCTGCTTTGCAAGTTTGCTACGAATTGAGCCTGAGGAGTGTTTGCCGCATCGCGTTCGGCTTGTGCCTTTAGTGCATCCGCTTTTGCCGCATTCTTTTCTCGTTGTTGATCTTCTAATTGCTTTATTGTTAGAACGTGGGAACTGTATCCAACGCCTGAAAAGGATGGACTATTAAACGAATGTGTTATTTCTGCACTTGTCGCTATTAGCGGAAACGCAAGAACTAAAGCAAATAGTTTTTTCATTGTAGCTCCTATTATATGCTACTATTTAAAGTAGCGAGCTAAACGAATTAACTACTACTTTAAGTTATTTGAGTTCGCGAGTGGTACTTGTTCTAGACAATGCAGGCTTGTCTTTTGGAACAATTTTCTTAGGCATTGGCACTGCCACTGGAGCTTCTGTATCATCAGGTATATCAGCTTCTTTGGCACCATTCTTAAGAATCTTGAATGTAAAGTTGCCCTTACCTTGGGTACTCATGTATGCTTTACTAGCGTCAAGTAAAACGCCTGTAACGGTTTCACTTGGGTATACAGCATTAAAGCTGTCAATGCTAATTGTGTCTTTAGTTTCAGAACAGTTAGTATACATTTGCACAAGAGCAGAGTGGTTTAAAATATCAGAGGCCGCTTGACCAAAGTTTGTGTTTTCATTTACATAGTCGGCAATTTTATAAGCAATAGCACTAATCATGTGTTCCATTGGAATAATAACACGCATGTCACGGGCTTTACGTCCATTGTACAATGCTTCTAATTTAGTGTGACCTTGCCAATCAATTTGATCTTCGGGGCCGTACTTCTTTAGTGTCATTGCAAAAGTAGCATCTTCTGGACTAATCATCTTGTAGTCTACTGCTAACTTTAGCGGAGCACCAAAGTGACCTTTGGCATCAATGTCCTTTAAAATTTCAACGACTACTTTGTGCTTTTCAAGTAAAGCCGCACCTTTAGGGGCAACCTTTAATTCGTTGATACTTTTTAGCAAGTTAACAACAGAAGCACTTGCACCGCTTGCACCTTTGCTTGATAACTTAATTTGTTTACCTTGAGGGTTAACGATTAGACTATCATACAAGCCACCTGTTACGCTGTTATTAAAGCTAATAGTACAGTCGTTGTAACCACCTTTGCCAAAGAAAATCTCAGCAGCTTCGCCTGCATTACCTTTAATAGGCTTATCCATCAATAATGCCAATGGCTGTAGCATTTCGCAAAAATAATCGCGGAACGCTGTCATGTTCATGTTACCCTTAGGGAATGTAATAGGAAATTTATTAGCAGTTAAGAACGCATTTAGTGCAACAACTTCGTCGCTACCTTGGCCAAACTTGGCAATGATTTGGCGCGATATAGAATCTACATCGTTATTTTGGAATTGTGTTAATACTTCGCTTGGCTTATAGCCTGTGTTTTCTTTTTGACCTGCTTTACTTTGATACTTAAAGCCACCAGGAATATCGTTATGTTGCCAATCGTTTTGAATACGGTTAGCAGAAATAGTTTTGTAGTAACGTCCTAGATAGTATGCTTTGTTATCAGCGTCGGTGAATGTAGCAATGGCAAACGCCAATGTACTTGCATTTGACTTATTAGTCCAGTGAATGCTTTTGCCTTTTGTTTGAGTGTCAATTTCTGCTTGCATTTCATCAACAGAACCATACTGACCGCGTTCGGGAAAAAAGTCCAAACTTTGAAATGTAATTACATCGCCTTGAGGGTTCTTAAATTGCTCACCAGGAACACGAGCAGCCAAACCACGGCCCTCAATTAATACTTCAATTCTGGTTTCAAATACGTGACGTAATAACATTTTAAATTTCAATTCCTTCGCGACCTAAAGTTTCTCTAGCATCAGCTAACAACGCTTCGCGCTCGGGATTATGTTCTAGTGCCTTAAGAACTGCTTCAACGCTAGTTAAACTAGTACGATCAAAACCATGACCAAATAACAGTGTAGCAATATGATCTGGATCGTCGCCGCCGTCAACTAACTTCTTAGTTGCACGGTCAATTAAACCAGTAGTAGGATTCCACGTGAAGCCTTTTACTTTAGCAATGCTACTTAGTAGAATTTGTTTGTGGGCACCGCGATATTTGCTATGCGGATCGGACGCCATTGCAAACTTTGCAAACTCTAAGTTAGGAACAAACATGAAGTCAGTTTGTACATAACCACGTTCGGGGCTACCACCAATTGGTGTTTTAAAATGTACGCTGATACCAGACTTTCTGATAAACGCTTTAGAATCTTCGCCGTGTTGTGAGCACCATGCACTCAATTTGGCAACTAATTCTTCTTTGGTAACACCTGGTGGCATACCAATATCTAAGTCTCCGCTTGTAGGAGTCTTACCAGTTGTACCTAGTGCATGTTCAAAATGCGGGATGCCAGTAATTTTTTCAAGAAAGCGGATGGTAGGTTCTACATCAGCTTGGTTAATACGCTGTGTTAGTTCTTCGCCTTCTGCACTCTTGAAAACATTACCGCCTTCGACGATAACTGTGTTAGCACCATGATAGTACTCCACGACTGTATTTGTTTCCGTATTGACACGGGCCCAACGTCCGTTTACTTGACGTAGGGATTCATATACAGTTACTCGTGGAGTAATATCGTTTAGAAACATTGTTATGCCTTTGGAGCCTTTTTAGCACGTGGCTTCTTTTCAGCGGCCGGCTTTTTAGCACGAGCTTTTTTAGCCGGAGCCGTTACAACTGGAGCAACTGCGTCGGCTACTGGTACGATTTCAACAGTAGCTTCAACAGCAGACGCAACTGGTGGCTCTTCCGATGCAACAATAACCGGCGCTTCGGTCTTGTACGGAGCTTCGTCTGCATTTGCTTCTGCTACGTCTTTTTTACGTGTAAAGACATAAGCAACCAAAGCAATAATTGCGATACCTAAAATAATTTCCATTTTATTCTCTCTTAGATTTGTTGAATGTCGACATTCAAACGTGTAATATATTTAGTTTTTTGGCTAAACTAATACTAGTTCGAAACAGTGGTTATTTCATGGCAACTTGCATATAATCTGCAAAGTTATCCTTGCGGTTCTCCAGACCACGTAATCCAGGATTAATTTGTTTAGTAACACCAGTTGTATCTTTGAAATTATCTACGTTTGGTTGAACACGATGTTTCCAAAACCAAACAGCAATTTTGGCGGCTATGGCAGGATCTTCGGCCAACTCCGGGTGCTTTTCTAACGGAATGCCAAGCTCTTCGCCGGCACGTTTGTAATTGTAGCGACCAGTGATTTGAATAAAGCCTCGCCCTTTGTATCGGGCACCATCGCCTACTTGCTTGTTACCTAACGCTTTGGCTTTCTTTGGAGCATATTTTGGATCATACTTACGGAAGTCTAAGCTACCGCCAAATTCTGTTAGTCTCTTAAAGTCAAGAGTTTCGTGGGCACATTGAGCCATAAATGCCGCTAGTTCAGAGCCCTGTAGCCCTGATGCTTTTGCAACCTTTAATAGTGTGCTTTCTAATGGGTTGCTAGTAATTGGCTTGACATCGACCTTCTTTGGCTCTGCCTTGACCGCGGCTGGAGCACTTGGTGCAGCCTTGGCTTGTGCAAATGTTTTTGGTGCTTCTGCTTTTTTAACTGCTGGCGCTGGTGCTTGTGCCACTGCGGCAGTGGGCTCTTTAAAGTAATCTTGTGCGGCCTGCTTTGCCATCATACCACCCATGCCACCTGCGGCAATACCACCTGCAACTGCTAAGTTGGTAATAGTATCTCGCCAGCCTTCTTCTAAGCCATCTTCAAATAGTGGGCCTGCAATAACGTTGCTGGCTTTTTCTGCTACTAGACCACGAGCAATAGCCGCACGAAACTCTGGCGTAATATCTCGAGCACGATATCCGCCCCGGGGGAAGATATGAACTTCAATTGGGTTATCACCTTCTAGCTTTTTAATAGCTGTCATGCGATTGCGACCTTCGTGTCCTACAACCTGCGCAGGCTTAGAAAAGTCGCCATCATCCCATTCCTGTGGGATTTTGATTTCTAAAAACGGAGCACCAATTGCACCACCGTTGGCAATGTATTTTTCTAACTCGGCACTATGTTCTTGACCGAGCGGTGCGGCAAGTCGTAAGAATGTGCTGGGTCTCATCATAACCTGTAGACCAAAGTAATCTACATCTTGGTTATAAGGAACTGCACCAGCACCTTCTTTGTTGTCTATTTTTACTTCTGATAGTAGTTCACGTAAACGCATCAGATATTTACCTGATACGGTAACTACACGACCTGCTTACTTGCCGTTGATAGACTTCATC